ATGATGCTGCTGGCGCTGTTCACGGTGGCTTGTGCCGGCACCACGTTCGTCGACGGAGAGAAGGTAGAGACATGCCAAGGCTCAACGTGTTCCCCCGGTTCCGGCAATGGTGGGTCAGGCGCAGCGCCCGCGATTGGCGTGGGGGTTGGGGTTGGGGTCGGCGGGTCTGGTGGGCAGAGCAACGCGACTGCCACGAATCAGACGACCGTCACCGCCTCCCCTCGTGCCTCCGCGTCATCCTCGGCCAAGAGCAGCTCGACGTCCCGCAGCTCTTCCCGGGCGAGCGCGACTGGAGGGAGTGCTACCGCCACGGGTGGGTCGGTGACCGTGCGGGGCAGCGACCTCGGCGAGATGGTTCCTGACGTGTACGCGCCCGGGCTCGCGACCGGCGGCGACGACGTCTGCCTCGGCTCGATGTCCGGCGGGCTTGGCCTGTCTGGCATCGGCGCGATGTTCGGGCTGACGCTGGTCGATGAGCACTGCCAGACCATCAAGGCCGTGAAGCTCCTGACTGCGATGGGGCGCCCGGGGGCGGCGATCCGCCGGGCGTGCATGGACGGGCGGATGCGGGACGCGCTGGGCGCTGAGTGCCCTCCTCCCAAGGAGGAAGCGCCATCGTCCTCGTCCACTTTCACACACTGACGCGGCGCAACGTGCTTGAACCAACGGCCCTCATCTTCGCTCTGCACGACCCGGACGGGTCCGGGGAGCTGGGCTGGCGCACCTACCGAGGCGAGATCAGGGTGGACATCGACAGCAACGACACCGCGTTCGTCACGCCATGCAACCGCATCGAGATGACCGAGCACGTTCAGGGGTTGCTGATCGAGAAGCTGCACCCGCTCGGCGTGGTGTACATGCGCTGGTGGGTAGACGGGCATCTGGTCGGCAGGACATGGGGAGGGGCGACGCTGTGACGCTCGGGCCGATTGATGACCCCGTCGATGCCGTCGTGACCGAGACGCTCACCCAAGCGGTGCAGCGGCAGGCACGCAAGATCAAGCGGCTGTTGGAGCTGATCGAGGAAGCCGCGGAGAGGGCGGAGGACGGCGCCGACCTTGAGTTCGCCGGCCGGCTGCGCAAAGAACTCGGTGATTGGGGGCTCTGATGGCTGCGCCGAGCTACACCACTGACCTGACCTCTGCCGTCATCCACGATGCCGAGACGACAACCGGCTGGGCGGAGCTGACCGGCCACACTGGTGGTGGCGCGGCGACGCAGGAAGGCGACTACGAGATCCAAGGCACCTACTGCGTCTCGCAGTCCACCGGCACGCAGACCGGCACCGCCGTTGGCCTGCAGTACGACTACGGCAGCAACGTCGCGTGGAACACGGGCGACTGCGTGTTCGCGTGGCAGATCTTCCTTGCGCCGGGCGCCATCGACTCGTGGGCGAACGGCGGCATGAGGATCGGCGTCGGCTCGTCTGCCGGCAACATGAAATACTGGAAGTCGATGGGCAACGACTTCGGCGCCTATCCCTACGGTGGCTGGCAGAACACCGCCATTGACCCGACCTACACCGCTGACTACACCGAAGGCACGCCGGTCGCCGGCAACTACCGCATCTTCGCGAGTTGGCCGAACCTCGTGAGCGCGGTGTCGAAGGGCAACCCGCACGGCGTCGACATCATCCGCAAGGGGCGCGGCAAGCTGATCGTCACTGGCGGCGACAGCAACGGCTACGGCACGTTCCCCGGCATGGCGGCGGCGAACGATGCGACATCCGCTCGCTGGGGGCTGGTGCAGGCTACGCGGGGCTCGTACTTGTGGAAGGGCATGATGGCGCTCGGGCAGGATGCCACTGCTGTCGACTTCCGCGACGCCAACCGCAACGTGGTGATCGACGACTGCCCGCGCACCTACGCGGCCTTCAACAAGGTCGAGGTTCGCCACGCATCGAGCCGAGTGGATTGGACGGCCATCTCGCTGACAGCGCTTGGCACGCTCGCCAAGGGGCAGTTCGAGGCGGTCGCCAACGCGACCATCAACCTCTACTCCTGCACGTTCACCGACATGGACACCTTCGTGTTCCAGTCGAACACCACGGTGAACGGCTCGACCTTCCGGCGCTGCGGTCAGATCACGCAGGGCGGCGCGGCGATCACCGGCTGCGTTGTGGACAAGAGCACGGCAGCCGCCGCGATCCTGTCGAACAATCCGGGCGCCATCACCAACACCGCGTTTACCAGCGACGGCAGTAACCACGCCATCGAGATCACGACGGCGGGAACCTACTCGCTGACCAACCTGACCTACTCTGGGTATGCCGCGAGCAACGGCTCGACCGGCAACGAGTGCATCTACAACAACTCGGGTGGCGCGGTCACCTTGAACGTCTCCGGTGGCGGCACGCCGACGATCCGCAACGGCACCGGCGCGAGCACTACGGTCAACTCGACGGTGTCGGTGACGTGGCAGGCTAACGTCAGCCTCTCGGGCGCCGAGGTTCGCGTCTACGATCTCGACGGCGCCGGCGGCACCGACTACGGCACCGAGCTGGCCGGCGCTGAGTCGCATTCGTCAACGACCTACACCTATGGTGGGTCGCAAGGGAACACGATTCTGCTGCAAGTGATGAAGTCCGGGTACGAGGAGTTCACGCAGCAGTTCACCATTCCTGCCAATGCCACCACCTTCGACATCACGCTGATCGCGGACAACAACGCATGATCGAGAAGATTCGAGCGCAGCAGGTGACCATCGACCTTCCGACTGAGGAGGCGGAGCCGTGGGTGCGGGCAATCATCCAGCGGGTGATGAAGAACCCCGAAACCTATCAGACCGTGCAGACGGTGGACCGAGTGGATGCGGTCCACAGACGGCTTTCCGATTTCGCGACGATGGTTCAGACGTTCACCGACCCTGTGACGGGGGCGAGCGTGACACTGAGCGGCGTCGGCTGCGGGCAAGCCATCATCGCGTTCGTGAAGGCTTGGATGCTTGAGGATTTTTTTGATTACGTTGAGAACACCCACGGCGACATCGTCAAGGAGTAACCGCCATGCTTATCGACCACACCAACTACGCTGCCAACCTGAAGCAATCGACCAATCCGCGAGGCTCAACGCCGAACGGCAACGTCTACTTCGACAAGGCGAACAACGAAATCCAGCTCATCGGCGTTGACGAGCTGGCGACCGTCGATTTCGGCAGCGGGCCGGTCACCAACCCGCTGAACAACACCGACGGCATCACGATGCGAGCCCTCTACAACTTTGAGAACTCGCAGCGTCGCTCTGACGAGACGCTCCGCAAGTACGAGCGCGGCACGGCGGGTGACTACCGATTCGCTGGCGCCTACGCCTTCGTCAACGGCGTGAAGCTGGACGGCACCGACCGCAACAAGATCCGCTCCTCGGGCTGGATCGAGTTCGCGAACACGGGCGACGGCGCCACCGACACCGACCGCATCTACCACGGCGTCGTCTCGCTGGTCGACATTCAGGCTGGCACGGTTCCCTACTGGTCGCTGGTGACCGCCACCGACGAGGCCACGCTGCAAGCGGCGACGTGGACGAACTTCGTCCGCGCTGGCGACATCAACGAGGCCGTTCAGGTGTTTGGCGACACCGCCAATGGCGACTCCGGTGCCGGCGACTTCGACTACACCACCCGCACCCTCGTGGTCCGCGTCCGGTCGTGGGGCTACAACCCCGGCGAGACGACCTCGGTGGCGTCAGGCATCTCCGAGTTCTCGGGCTTCTCGGCCGGCTACGGTGTCGGCGAGTCCATCAACCCGGCGAACTCCTACACGCTGGCTGATGTCTTTGGTGGCGCGAAGATCGCCCCGTGGACCGGCATGACGCTGGAGAAGCTGGCCGCTCCGCAGCTTGAGGACGGCTTCAACGGCGGCGACGACAAGCCGTTCACTTGGGTGCTGCACAACACGGGCGGTGGCACGGTGCAGCAGTGCGCCGCGTTCCTTGACGCGCTGACGCTGCAAGACTCCGACATCGACAACGGCACCGGCAATTACAACGGGCGCAAGGGTCGCGTCTGGTACACCAGAAACGCGGCCGGTAAGGTCGTAACCTCGTCCATCGGCGGAGCCGGCCTGTTCATCGAGGGGCTGTCGGTCGCCGAGAAGCAGAACGTCATAATGACGGACGACAGCGGGACGCAGCAGACCTACCCGTACTTCCCCGAGATCCAGATCACTGTCGGAGCCGCTGCCATCGCTGACGTGAATGCGTGGTATCACGTTTTCTACGACGAGGGCACGGGCGACTTCGACACGGCGAGTGCGTTCACCGTCATCGACTCCAACGGCGACCCGGTGAAAGGCAACGTCTCGACGGATGCGGTGGCCGGCAAGATCAGCTTCGCCTACGCCTACGACACCAACAACGAGAACGGGCTCACCGAGGGCACGGACAAGGACATGGTGGTTCTGGTCGAGGGCGACGGTGGCGCAGCGCAGGCCATCACCTACTTCACCGTCACTCGCACCGCCATCATCCCGGTGACGTGCGCGCCGCCGGCCGACAACAACGCTTGATGGAGGAGGGCCATGCCGCTTGTCGAGAGCGTCGATTACGAGACTCGGCGCATCCACCTGTCTTTGGAGACGGCGGATGCAGAGGTGGATACCGTCGATGTCTACCGGGAGGTGCGTGCCTTGCGCCGCACCAACGAGGCGCACCGACGGTATCCGCCAATGCTCGTGGCCGGCGGCAACGTGGAGAAGGTCGCCGGCAAGACCTACACCCAGCCCTACGCCGTGCTGCTGCGCGGCTGTCGGCTGGTGCCGTACAACGCCAGCCACTTCCTTGTCGTCACCCGCGACACGTTCACGGATGACGGCTTTGCCGGGCGAGACTGCTTCGACAGAACGCCCTTGGCCGATTCCGTTGAGGTGGACATCGACTTCGTCATCCACGAGGTCGAAGTTCGGCTGATTCAAGCTGGAAGCGGACTCGACAACGATCAGGCGGCGCAGCTCCGAGAGCTGTGGCGGCTGGCCGGGCTCGACGCCGACCACCCGCTGCTGGTCACCGCCACGCAGCGCACGGCAGGGACCATCCAGCAGTCCATTGCCGAGGCCATCGGCACTGTCACGGTGACGAGGCAGTGACGTGCTCTCGCCCCGCCTGATCGCGATGGATGGGCTCGGCGGGGGTCCGCGGCTGGTCGCCGTGCGGGGGTTGTGGCCGGCTGCCGCGCCGGTCGAGCCGCATCACCCTGACTACTCGGGCGGGCTGCGGCACCGCCGGCGGCGGAGACGTGAGGAGGACGAGGCGATCCTGCTCGCCCTGTTGCGCTGATGCTCAGAGTCCGCAAGCCCACCAAGCGGCAGACGGTGCTGGAGGAGGCGGTAGCCGCTGGCGTGGTCGTGCCTGCCCGCTACTACTCGGCCAAGCACCGGGAGGAAGTGGCGGACGCCGCCCGGAGCGCCGCCAAGATGGCGAGCGCCGACCAAATCCTGTACGTCATCGCCCAGCTCGAAAAGCACATGGTCGACGGCGGCAAGACGCTGGCCGACTTCAAGCGGCTGGCCGCTGGGATGAACTGGGAGATGCCGGCGTGGCGCGTTGACCTGACGCTGCGCAACAACATGCAGCGCTACTACCAAGCCGGGGCGTGGGAGAAGTTCCAGCGCTACAAGTTCGCTCGCCCCTACCTGATGTACATGGCGATCAACGACGAGCGCGTGCGCCCCAACCATCTGGCGCTCAACGGCGTCATCAGGGCTGTGGCCGACGAGTTCTGGAACACCTACGCGCCGCCCAACGGCCACAACTGCCGCTGCTCGCTGCGCTCGCTGACGCCCGAGCAGGCCAAGCAGATTGGCGGGCCGACCCCGCTGCGGAAGATCCCCAAGAACGCCGGCCCCGACCCGGGGTGGGACAGCCACCCTCTTGCCGGCCAGCGGGCGGCGATGGCGAAGCGCGAGACGGCCAAGAGCGAGTACGTCAAGAACCGCCTGATCGAGGCGAACCGGAAGATCCGCGAGATGGAGCGCGCCAGCCCGGCGCCGCCGCAGAGCGTGCCGCCATACGCTCAGGCGGCAGAGAACTCTCCAGTGCGCCGCACCGGGCGGTTGGTCCGCGACTATCGCGCCGACGAGTACAAGCGGCTCAAGCGGCGCTTCAGGTATGGCGTGCGGTACATCGAGGGGCAGCCCGAGGAGTGGAAGAACGCCAATCCCGACTTCGTCGCTTTCGCGCTGATGAAGTTCGACCTCCTGCCCGAGAAGGTGAAGAAGCTGTACGTCGGCAAGGCGCCGAAGCTGGAGCTTCACCTGTGGGCGCATCCGGTCGTGAAGGAAGGCCCGGACGTGAACCGGCGGATCAGCCAGCCCGATTGGGATGAGCGCACCCTCGTCAACATCGGCGGCGTGGCGAGCGGGACCGTTGCTGATGTCTACGAGTCGTTCCAGCGGCTAGGAAACGGGGACATCGCGGCCGACCACGGGCGGTTGCAGTCCACGCTCTATCACGAGATCGGCCACACGATCGACAACCACCTCGCCGACAGGCCCGGCGGGCTGAAGGATTGGAACGGGCTGCGCGATGCGTGGCAGCGCGACATCGACGAGGCGCTGGATGCCGGCAGGCCGCTTGCGGATCGCGTTGCGCCATACTTCGCCAGCAACGACCGGCGCGGCATGAAGGAAGCCATCGCCGAGACGTTCGTCATGGCAGCGGAGGAGCAGATGGGCGAGACGCTGCCGACCTCAGACCCGTCGGTGGCGGAGTTCAGGCATCTTCTGGAGGCATGGCGAAAGTGGCTCAAGTGATCCGCGTCTACCCGAGCGAGCAGCAGATGGGCATCGAGCTGCGCTACCACGCAGTCCAAGAGGTCGACGGCTTCGTGGCCGAGGGGCGCGACATCGTGCGGCCGGGCGAGGAGCTGCTGGGCCGGTCGTTTGAGGAGTGGCGCCGGCTGGCCCGGGACCGCGAAACGATCGAGGTAGAGGCATGACAGGGTTCCAGATCGAGGTCGATGACCGCCGGCTGTCCCGGCAGCTCGGCAAGCTGGCCAAGGTGCTCGGCGACCTGTCGCCCGAGATGGAGCTGATCGGCAACGAGATTCTGGAGCGGGCGCGGCAGTCGTTTGACGATGAGGCCGACCCGTGGGACAAGAAGTGGCGCCCGCTGGCGCCGTCCACCGTCGCCGCCCGGCAGCGCAAAGCCAAGAAGCTGGGCCTGACCGGCACGGGCGGGCTCCAGATCCTCCGCGACACCGGGGCGCTGCTGGCGTCGCTCAACATGACGTCCGACAAGGACTCCGTGACGATAGGCTCGCCGCTGGAGTACGCGGCCATCCACCAGTTCGGCGGCATGGCCGGGCGTGGCCGCTCCGTGCGCATCCCCAAGCGCTCCTACTTCCCGGTCGACATCGGTGGCAGACTCGCCCCGAAGATGGCCGAGCGCCTTATGAAGATCCTCACCGGCCGCTTCGACTGACGGCGGTCACCCTTACCCATGCGCGCAGTGGTCCCATGCTGCGCGGCATGGCCGCTGAACTCTTTACGTTTTCCGTCCCTGTCACTGGCCAATCGGGTCGCTTCAAAGCGATCGCGTACTCGGGCGAAGTCATCAAGAACTTCGGCGCGTTCGGCGACGTCGCAATCGACCTGTCCAGTGTCACATTCAACAACCCCGTTCCGGTTCTAGCAGACCACGCCAACTCGCTCGGCTCCATCGTCGGCAGCGCAAACCTGTCGGTCGAGGACGATGCGCTCGTGGCGGTCGGCAAGATCAACCGGATCACCGATGCGGGGAAGATGGTCGCCGGCCTGATGGAGGACGACCACCCGATCCAGCTATCGGTCGGCATTGGCGCAACGGCACGCCGCATCACTGTGGGTGAGCCTGTCTCGGTGAATGGTCGCTCGATGAAGGTGGCGGCGGTGTTTGAGAACGCCACCATCCGCGAGCTGTCGTTCGTCGCTGTTGCGGCAGACCCGCGCACTTCCGCGCATCTCTTCAACAAACAGGAGCACGACATGCCTGATGTCACGCAGGAAATCGAACAGCTCCGCGCTGAACTCGCCGAGGAGAAAGCGCGGAACGCAGCCCTTGCCGAAGAGCTTGGGCAGATCAAGGAGAAGTTCGCGGCCAAGATCAAGGCCGAGCGCGAGCTGTCCCTGAAGGAGTTCACGCTCACCGACGAGGCAAAGACCGCCATGTTGGGCATGACCGACGAGCAGTTCACTGCGTCGCTGTCGCTGGCCCTGAGCCTCAAGAAAGCTGCGCAGCCCGAGCATCTGTTTCGGGATACCGCAACTTCCGGCAAGCCGCCGGAGCAGGGCTCAGGCGACGGGCCTCTGACCGCCGCCATGAAGGCGAAGTACCGCGTCGCGAACTAACGGAGATCCGACATGACGACTTACACCGAACCTGCCCAGCTCTCGGACTTCCTCAAGTTCGAGCTGGCGCCTGAAGTCCAGTGGTGCCGCGAGACGGTCACCATCGCATCCGGCCAGAACCTCGCCGCCGGCACCGTGGTTGGCAAGGTCACCGTCGGCGGCAAGTACATCGCCTATGACAACGGCGCCGTTGACGGCTCCGAGACGGCGGCTGGCGTGCTGCTGTACGCCGTTGACGCATCCGGCGGTGACAAGAAGGGCGTGATCCTCGCCCGCGGCCCGGCGATTCTCGCTCTGGAGAACATCGCGTGGGGCGCCGGCGTTACCACGCAGGGCGAGAAAGACGCTGCATACGTCGACCTCGCCGCGCTCAACATCCGCACCCGCGCTGCGGTCTAAGGAGGCGACACCATGAACCCGTTTGGCTTGTTCTCAGTCGCCGACATCTCGCAGGCGATCAACGTCATCCCCAACCGCTACGGCCGAGTCAACGAGCTTGGTCTGTTCCCGGTTCGCGGGCTCATCAACAACACCATCCTTGTCGAGGAGCAGAACGGCTCGCTGTCGCTGCTCACCGCTGACGAGTTCGGCGCCCCGGGCTCTGTCGGCACCATCGGCAAGCGCAAGGTGCGGACGTTCGCGGTGCCGCACTTCTACCAGAACGAGCGCGTCTCCCCGTATGACGTGAACGGGCTGCGTGCGTTCGGCGTGGAGTCTCAGGCGGCGGTCCAGCAGTACCTCACGCAGCGGCTTGAAACCATGCGTGGCAAGCATGACCAGACGCTTGAGTATCTCCGCATGGGCGCCCTGAAGGGGCTGGTTCAGGACGGTGGCGGCAACACGCTGGTCGACCTGTACACCGAGTTCGGAGTGGTCAAAAAGACTGTGGACTTCGTGTTCGGCACGTCCACCACCGACATTCGCGGCAAGTGCTACGAGGTGCTGCGGCACATCGAGGACAACCTGCTCGGCGAGGTGATGAGTGGCGTTCGCGCTCTGGTGTCGCAAGAGTTCTTCGACAAGCTGATCCAGCACTCGAAGGTCAAGGAAGCCTACGCCAACTACCAAGAGGCCGCGCAGCGGCTTGGCGGCGACGTGCGCAAGGGCTTCGTGTTCGGCGGCATCACGTTTGAGGAGTACCGGGGCATCGTCGGCTCGACGCGGTTCATCACCGCGCAGTACGGGCACGCCTTCCCTGAGGGCACCACGCAGACGTTCTCGACGTTCGCGGCGCCGGCCGACTTCAACGAGACGGTCGGCCAGCTCGGGCAGCTCTACTACGGCAAGGTCGCAGAGGAGGAGCTGGGTCGTGGGTACATCCTGCACTCGCAGTCTCACCCGCTGCCGATGTGCTTGCGTCCGGGCGTGCTGGTTGAGCTGATGACCAGCAACTAACGGTGAAGGGGGCGGGGAAACCCGCCCCCAACCCGAATGAGCTACTGCACAGAACAGAACCTCATCGACCGCTTCGGAGCCGACGAGATCAGGCAGCTATCTGACCGTGATCGCGACGGCACGAACGACGTTGAGGTGATCGCCGCCGTCATCGCTGACGCGACGGCGGAGATGGACGCATGGTTCGCGGGGCGCTGGACGATTCCGGCCACCCCGCCGCAGGAAGTAGAGCGCAGGGCGTGCGACATCGCTCGCTACATGCTGTTCGACGACCGGGCTACCGAGGCGGTGCGCAAGCGCTACGAGGATGCCCTTGCATGGCTTCGGGATGTTGCTGCCGGGCGCGTTTCGATCCCCGGCGCCACTGCGGTGGCGCGGGACGGCGTGACAGGCACGGGCGCGGTAGCGCTGGCGAGCCCAGCTATCGTGTTCACCACTGAGCTGCTCGCGAAGGCTCAGGTGGGTGAGTAATGCTGGCCGTCAGCCCAATCATCGACCGCCTGAAGCTGGCGACGATCCGCGTGGGCGAGGACGACGTGCCGGCGTTCGCGCTGGTGGCGGCGCTTACTGACATCGCTCAGGTTCTCGATTGGGCGACTGCTCTGCCGGCGGCGTTCGTTGTGCCGTCCCAAGACAGCGCGAACCCACCTGACAACAAGTGGTCGCCGCGGCAAGTCGTTATCGAGTACGTCGACGTTCTGCTGGTTGCTCGCAACCTGTCCGATCCGAGAGGTGAGGCGGCTGCGGCGGATTTGAGTGTTCTCAGCGCGGCAACTCGGGCGTCGTTGATTGGCTACAGGGCGCCCGGTCGGTGGCCGCTGATGTTCAGCGCTGCAAAGCCGCTCGGCTTCGATGACCAGATGTTCGTGTGGCAGGAGCGGTTTGAAACGAGGTCAGAGCTGATAGCGGTCGGCTAAGGACGGAATGAGTGACGAACGAGATGAGCGATCACGATCGAGACGTGCAGATCCACATCCACGAGCACGTTGGCCCGCTCAGGGAGCGGGTCGGGCGCATCGAGGGGAAGATGGAAGTGCATGACCGCGAGCTGACGATGTTGCGACAGGGGCTTGATGGGCTGCGCGACCGCATCGACGGCACGCGGGAAGCCATGCTGGACGCGCTCTCCGAGCACACCACCGACGAGATCAAGCGCTTTGAGGACATCTCGGCCACCGGCTCAATGCTGAAAGAGCGCATCGAGGGGTTGCAGAACCGGATGTTGGCGCTGTTCATCGGTGCCGGCGCGGTGCTCGCGGTCATCGAGATCCTCGCCAAGCTCGGGATCATCCACGGGACAGGGCAGTGATGACTGGCGCTGAAGCTGTGTTCATGGTTCTCAGCATCGTCGTCGGCGCCATCGTCGTCGCGCAGATTCTTGATTGGGGCGGCTACTGGAGAGACAGGAAGTGAACTTCGATTGGAAGGCAGTCGTCCGCACGGTAGCGCCCGCACTCGCAACGGCGCTCGGTACGCCGCTCGCCGGAATGGCGACCAAGGTCATCACCGATGCCCTGCTCGGCGCCGGCGTCGAAGAGGCGACCGACGACATGCTGGCGGACGCTGTCCGCACGGCAAGCCCGGATGCGCTCATCAAGCTCAAGGAGGCGGACCTCCAGTTCAAGCGCGACATGGCGCGGCTGGAGATCGACCTTGAGCAGATCGCGGCCGGCGACCGGGCGAGCGCCCGGCAGCGCGAAGTATCGACCGGAGATGTGTGGACGCCGCGGATGTTGGCCGGCGGCGTGACGCTGGGGTTCTTCGGCGTGCTGACGTGGCTCCTGAGCGCCGGCATACCGCCCAACGGCGGGGAGGCGCTGCTGGTCATGCTCGGGTCGCTCGGCACCGCATGGGCCGGGATCATCGCTTACTACTTCGGCTCGTCGGCAGGCTCCCGCCACAAGTCGGATCTGCTGGCGAAAGCGGAGGCTGTTCGATGATCCGCGATGACGCCATTGCCTTTGTGATGCGCCCTGACATCGAGGGCGGGTACGTCAACGACCCCCGCGACCCGGGCGGCGAGACGAACTACGGCATCACCAAGAAGTCGCACCCGAACGAGGACATCAAGAACCTGACGCCAGAGCGTGCTGCTGAAATCTACCGCGCCGACTACTGGAGCCAAGTGGCCGGGCGCGTGGCGGACACGGCGCCGCGTCTCGCGTTCGTGTTGTTCGACAGCTCAGTGAATCAGGGCAATGGCGCCGCCGCGAAGATGCTGCAAGGCATCTTGCACGTCGCGCAAGACGGCATCATCGGCCCAAAGACGCTGGAGGCGCTTCAGGACACGATTGATGTGCATGGTGAGGCGTGGGTCGTCGAGCAGTTCATGGTGGCCCGCGTCTTGCGCTATGCGCAGACATCGAATTGGAACATCTACGGCAAGGGCTGGATGTTGCGCTGCATGAAAGCGATGGGCGAGCTGCTGTCGTATGGCGAGGCGCCGCCCGCGCCTGCCGCGCAGTCCTCGATCCTTCCCGAGCTGCTCGATCAGATCATGGATCTCATCAAGGTGGCCCGCAGTGAATGCTGACCACCTGTTCGTCGCCGCGTGCTGCGGCATTCCATCGTCGCACTCACTGACTTAGGAGGTCATCATGGCGACTGTCTACAAGCCCTACATTGGCTCAGGCAAGATTTACGCTCGCGTGGCCGGCTCCGCTGCTGCGATGGCAGAGGTCGGCAACGTCTCCAAGCTCGAACTCGGCGTCGAGGAAGAGACGAAGGAGATGCAGGACTACACGAAGCCCGGCGGCGGCGTGTACGCATCGGTGTCGCGAATCAAGAACATCAACGTCGCGATGACCATGCACGACCTGAACAAGGAGAACCTCGCTCGCGTGCTGTTCGGCACTGCGTCGACCGTTGCCGGCGCGACCGTCACCGCCGAGGAGCACACCGCGTACAAGGGCGGGCTCATCCGGTTGGCGCACCCGAAGCCGACTGCCGTCGCCGTCAAGAATGATGGTGGCACCGTGACCTACACGGCCGGCACCGACTACGAGGTTCGCGCCGAGGGCATCTTCATTCTCGACACGTTCACCGGCACTGACGCCTCTGTTGTTGAGGTCGACTACACCTACGCCGGCTACGACGTGGTGCAGGCGCTTACCTCGTCCTCGGTGACGCTGGAGATGTCGTTCGGCGGTCTGAACGAAGCCGATTCCGGCAAGCCCGTGATCGTTGACCTGTTCAAGGTGAAGATCGGCGCCGCCAAGACGCTGTCGCTGATTGGTGACGACTTCGCTGGCCTTGAGGTGGATGGCAAGTTGCAGGCCGACACCACCAAGACCGGCGCTGGCATCTCGCAGTATTACAAGGTGTCGATGCAGTAACCTTCTAAGGGACTCTCTGCGCCAAGGATGGCGCGATCTCTTTTCTGAGGCATCCGCATGGCCTCTACGAACGAAGTCGCAATCAAGATCAAGGTCGACAAGGCCGACGCCGAGACGAACGTCCGGGCGTTTCAGGCTGCGTTCACCAAATTTCTCGTGTCGATAGGCAAGACGCCTGAGGAGGTCATCGGCTTCTACCATCTGTTCGCCGAGATCAAGAACGGCACGAAGAGCATCAACGATCTTGAGGGCGCCACGAAGGCGCTGATGCAGGAGTTCAAGATCGGCTTCAAGATGGCCGAGGGAGCAGACTTCCTCGGCATCAGCAGGGCTGAGAAGCTGAACGCCTTGCTCGCGTCGTGCCAGCAGCGCTTTGGCGCCGCCGGGGCGGCCGGCAAGAAGGCCGGGGCAGACACCGGCAACGCCTTCCGCGATGCGGCACAGCAGGCGACGACGCTCAAAGAGAAGGCCGAGCAGATCGCGGCAGCGTTCAACGAGGTGAAGGGCGCTGTCGCGGGCACTGTCGCTGCCACCGTGGCGCTCCAGCAAGCCGTCAAGCGCTCCATCGAGTTTGAGGAGTCGCTGGCCAAGGTGCAGGCCATCGCCCAGACCTCAGAGGCGAAGCTGGAGGAGTTGGGGCGCGGGCTGGTGGCGCTGTCCAACCATACCGGCGAGTCGACCCGGGAGCTGGCCGCTCTGGCCGCGCAGGGTGCTCGGTTCGGCTTCCCGGTTGAGAAGTTGGAGGAGTTCACCCGACTCGCCGCCATGATGGCGCAGACGTTCAACCTGTCGAACGACGAGGTGGCTCAGTCGCTCGGCGCGTTGCGCAACCAGTACAACCTCACGATCCCCGAGCTGGAGGGGTTCGCGAACGAAATCTTCGCGGTAGGAAAGGCGGTCGGCGCGAGCGCCGGCGACATCTTCAACGTGGTGAACCGCGTCAGCGCGGCCACCAAGCAGTTCGGCTTGAGTCGTCAGGAGACGCTGGCGCTGACGGCGTCGCTGCTGTCGATGGGCGTCACGGCCGGGCTCGCCGACAACAACATCAACGCCTTCCTGCTGCGCCTTCGTGACGTTGGCAACGCGACCGGCGACGCGGCCGACGCACTGTACTCGGTCGGCATCAAAGCCCGCGATCTCGGGAAAGACATTCGCGAGCACCCGCAGCAAGCGCTCCTGAACTTCATGGAGACGATGCGCGAGCTGCCCAAGACGGCTCGTGCCGACGTGCTCGGGAAGGTGTTCGGGCGCGAGTACGCGGACGACGCCGAGCGCATGATTAACGCGCTCGACAGGTACAAGAAGGGGCTGACGGCGGTCGGCGAGGAGGCGCAGAACAGCGGTGCCCTGATGGCCGCGCACGGCGCCCGCATGGAAACGACGGCGCAGCAGTTTGAGCGCATCTCGCAGACCATCACCAACCTCCAGAAGTCCATTGGCGACACGTTCCTGCCGGTTGTCCGGCCGACTGCGGACGCGATCGCCGACATGGGCGAGGCGCTCTCTAACTTCGCCGAGAACCACCCTGAGATCACCGCCATCGCGACTGCGCTCGCGACGCTGGCGACGATTGCCGGGGGCGTGAAAACGGCGCTGTGGGGCATCGAGACGGTTGGGCGCATCGCGTTCCCTGCTGCCGCCGCCGGCGCTGCCGGCCTCGCCGAGAGGCTGGCTGGCGCCACTGCCGCCGCTCGGCTTCTCGGCACAGTCCTGACCGGCTCGCTGAAGCTGGCGCTGGGCGGCTGGATGGCATGGGACTTCGGCAAGTACCTCTACGAGAACATCGAAGGGGTCCGTCGCCTCGCCGGATTTATGATCGAGCAGCTCGTCCGGGGCGCGAGCGACGTCGAGTACGCATGGGACTTGGCGTGGGCCGCGTTCACCGACGACACCGCAGAGGGCGCCCTGAAGCGCTACGAGGAGCGCACGCGGCAGCTCGATGAGACGTTCCGCCGGATGTACGAGGGCATCAAGGAGGGAACGTACAAAGGCAAGCAGAGCATGTCGGAGCTTGCCGACGAGCAGGAGAAGGCGGCGAAGGAGGCGGAGAAGGCTCGCGAGAAAGAGCGGAAGGCGGAGGAGGAGCGCCAGAAGGAGGCGGAGAAGCGGCGCCGCGATCTGCAAGACTTGCGCGAGGACATGCAGAAGCTCGGGCTCGATGCCGAGGTGTTCACCACCGGCATGACCCGGGCGGAGCGGGAGGTAGTCGATGCGTTTGAGCGCATGTCGGCCTCAGGGCAGGCGTCTGCCGACGCCATCATGGCTGGCTTCAAGAGCGGGCTGGAGAAGGTTTCGACCTCCGCCCTGCCGGCGATGGAGCTGGCCATTCACGATGCGTTCAGCCGCAACAAGATCAGCGCCGACCAGCTCGATACCGCGCTCGCGCTGATAGCGCGGCGGGCGAAGGACATCTCGCAGGACATGCACGCCGTCAACGAGGCGTCGAAGGCGCTCGGGCTCGACGCCAGCATCGCGCTCGGCGGGATGAGCGAGAAGGCCGAGGAGGCGGCTCGCGCCCTTGAGCTGCTGATCGAGAAGCAGCTTGTTACCAAGAACAACTTCCAGCAGGTTTTTGATGCGGCGCTCAAGGCGGCTGACAGCACCGCAGCGGTCGACCGGCTGCGCGGCGCTCTGGAGCTGCTGCGCAAGCAGTTCCCCGAGCTGGCCCCGCAGATCGAGAAGGCCATGACCCTGCTCAAGCAGAAGGCCGACGAGGTCACTCCGGGCATCAACAGCGTCACCGAGGCGATGGAGAAGCTCGGCCTGAAGAGCGAGTCGTCTCTCAAGCTGGCCGCGCAGAACGCCCGGGAGATGTACGAGAAAGTCCGGGCGATGGGCGGGACCATCGAGGACCAGCGGCAGGCGTGGCTGAAGTACGCAGAAGCCGCGATAACCGCGAACCGTGGCGCGGCCTCGATGACCGTGAAGGCCGAGGCTGCCGCCCTTGGGCTGAAGCGAGAGCTGAACGAGCTTGTTGAGGCGAACCGCAAGGCGAAGGGCTCGACAGACGCCTTGCGAGATTCGTGGAAGGCCAAGGCCGATGTCATGGCCCGGGCCACAAAGGCGGTGCAGGCGCACGGCACGGCGATGGTCGCCGCCGCGCAGCACGCGCTGGAGATGGCGAAGATTCAGGGCGACACGCTGGAGATCGAGCGCGCCACGGTGGCTGTACGCGAAGCCGAAGCCACGGCAGCGCGGGAGCTGGCCGACGCGCTTGCAGCGGAGGCAGCGTCGGCGTGGAGCAACGTCGCGGCGATGAAGGAGAAGGCCGCTGCGGATGGGCTTGTGACGGAAGCCGAGAAGGAGATGACGCAGGCGGCCATGGATGCTGCCACGGCGCTGTCCCAGCAAGCAGACGCGGCGAAGCGAGCGTCAGAGAAGGCGGACGCGGCATCGAAGGCGGCGACCGACAAGCAAAACGAGGTCCGCACGGCCACGATTCAGTGGGACGCGCTGGCGGTCCAGTACGGGCTCGCGGCGAACGAAGGCGGCAAGCTGGCCGAGACGCAGGGCAAGATCTGGGCCGGGATGCAGAAGGTGTACTCGACCGGCTTCGGCGGGCTGGACGGCTACATCGACGCGATCAACGCCGCGGCGGAGCGGGCAGGGCAGTTCGTTCACGCAATGCACAACGTCGAAAATGCTGCGCGTGGTGGCGACGCATCGCTTGGCCAGTACATCCGGTCCCTTCAGCGAGCGATCCAGATCGGCAGCATCATGGGCGAGGAAGAAATGCGCCCGCTGCGCGACGCGCTGAAAGACGCGAAAGAGCGGATGCGCGGGTTGCAGGAGTCTGCGCGAGACACGCTCAACAGCTTGCGCGACGAGCTGGACGAGATGCACAAGAACTACGACGAGATCGAGAAGCGGCGGTACGCGGAGCGCAGGGCCGAGCTTCAAGCGCAGATCGCCATCGCCAAGTCCGCCGGCAACAACGCCGCCGTGGCCGACCTCCAGCGAGCGCTGGCGCTGCTGGATCAGGTGTCGAAGGAGCGCATCAAGGAAGCCGCCGCACGCGAGCGCGACGACAAGCGTTCTCTGAAGGGCGAGGCCGGGATTGCCGCCGAGGCAGCAACCGACCGCATCGTGACGAAGGTCGTGGACATCAACATCAAGGTGGGCGAGGACACCGGCACCGCTCAGGTTGTTGAGGGCGGCGAGGAGGTCATTGTGGACATGCTGCGCAAAGCGCAGATGGTGGCGAGCTGATGGCGACGACACTCAGCGATGGCGTGACGACGATCACCCTGCCAGACGACATGGTGTGGGAGGACGAGCATGACTACCACCCGGTCGAGCAGGCGGTGGACTACACGCTGACCGGCGCGATCCTCGTCCACACGGCCATTCGGCAGGCGGGCAGGCCGATCACGCTCGTGGGCGAGGAGGATCACTCGTGGGTGACGCGGGCGACGGTAGACGCGCTCAAGGCGTATGCCGACGTGGCGCCAGACCCCGAGACGGGTGACGGCGTCTACCAGCTCACCTTGCGCGGCACGACCCGCGATGTGGTGTTCCGCCACCACGATGGCGAGCCGATGAAGTCCGCGATCATTCTCTACAAGGGCAAGGCGCCCGTGTCGTCTGACTGGTATCAGATCAAGCTCAAGTTCATGGAGGTCTAGGCCGTGCCTATCACCACTGCCGATGTGAAACTGCTCGCCAGCGAGCGCATGACCGACAACGACGACGGCGGCGGGATGGTGCGCGGCAATGTCGTCATTCAGGACGGCGTGAGCAACGCCATCTTCCCAGACATCAGCGAGCTTGACCGCACCTACGGGCGCGTCAATCTGCGCAAGGTGTTCGCCGCCGTGCAGACCGGCGACACCGACGTGTACTACGGAGCGCACGTTATCCTTGAGGACGGGCCGGACGATCCACTGGTCAGCGCGTCGCTGTTCTCTACCGAGGATTGGTCGGACGAGCGCGTGTCTGCGGTGTCGCGGCTGGAGTCCTATCTGGCGCGTGGCGCCAAGGCCGCCTACTACTTGTGGGAGACGCACATCGCCGGGCAGATGGCGCTGGCGTGCCTCGCTCCGCTTGCCGAGCCCCTGCCGTCCGTCGGCACGACCATCGTGCTCGCGAGGAATCCCGGCCAGTCCACCGAGATGCTCCAGTACGTCCGCCTGACCTCGGTTGCATCCGAGGTGCGCGAGTTCACCTACATCAGCAGCTCGTCGTCATGGACATTCACGCGGCAGGTGTTCACGCTCAACATCAGCGACCCGCTGGAGTTCGATCTGGTTGGTGGCATCGCGAATCCGATGGACGATGCCAACCTGACGACCTCGCGCATCTACGACACCGTGGTGGCGGACGCGGCGCGGTACTTCGGCATTCGCCCGCTCACCGTGGCGATGTCCAGCGGCGATCTGTCGTGTCAGGCCGACACGATCTATCACCCACTCGTGCCGTCTGCGCAGACCGAGATCCCGGTGGTCGATGCCAAGCCCAACGGCGACGCCATTCAGTTGACGGCTGCCCTGACGAGCACGGTTGTCGTGACGACCACGGTCGATTTCGACTCGACCCACGCGCTTTACGTCGGTCAGGCGATTATGCCCGGCACGCTGTCGATGACGACCGGCACCGGGGCCACGCTGACGGACGACAACGGCGTGCTGATGAGCGGAGCCACTCAGGTCGGATTGGTGGACTACGCCAACGGCTATCTCACGCTCTCGCCCGGCTCTCCAGACTACGGGCCGAACACGAAGAACATCACCTTCAAGCCCGGCGCTGCGCCGTCCCGCGCCGTGCAGTCAGCGGCATTCGATGTCACGACCGCCTCGCGCTCGCAGACCATCGTCACCTACCTCGACCCGATCCCGCAGCCGGGCACGCTGCGCGTGTCGTTCATGGCACAGGGCAAGTGGTACGTCTTGGCAGATGGCGGCGCTGGCAAGCTGAAGGGTGCGGACGCGAGCTTCGGTTCCGGCACCGTGTCGTTCGTCTCCGGGTCGGTCATCGTCACACTCGGGGCGCTGCCTGACGTTGGCTCCGCCGTGCTGTTCAACTGGGGTCTTGCGACCACTGACATTGTGCGCGCCGGCCACACCATCAAGGCGCAGAAGCGCATCCAGCTCGCGAACACCCCAGTGATGCGGAACTCGGTGACGATCACTTGGCCGAATGGCTCGGGCGGCTACTACACCGCCAGTGACGACGGCGCCGGGCTGATCGACGGCGATGCTGTTGGCGCCATCGAGTACAGCAAGGGTCTGATCTACATCATCCCGAATGTGCTGCCGCCGGGCGGCGCAGAGATGGACATCGACTACAGCACAGGGCTTGGTGTTGAAGTCACATTCAACGATCCGGCGATTGACGGCAACGGGCGCATCACGGTGCCGCTGCCTGACACCAACATCCTGCCCGGCTCGGTCACATTGACGTGGGGCGTGAACATCGACGAGAACGCCTTCGACATCCATTACTCGTTCCCGTCAAGCGGGAGTTCTGGGGGCTGCCTTGGCTTCTCGGGCTTCCCGATGTCGCTCTGCTTCTAAGGAGACGCTCAGATGCCAGTCGTTTGGAGACAGGACAACGGGGTTGGCGGGTTCGAGGATGCCGTCGGCGTGCCTCACGCGCTCTACGCCAACATCAACTACACCACGGGCGCACTTTCATTCGATCCCCGTGTCACAGGTCTGTACCCGGTCGCGTCGTACAAGCAGACCAAGATCGGCAAGGCCAGCACCATCGACCTGTCGGTTGGCGGCGTAGACGTTACCGGCATGGAGCCGGATGCAACCGCCAACGTCTACCGCAACGTGCTGAAGGGCATCACCTACGAAGCTGCACCGTCCATGTTCCCGCTGGAAGGTGGCTGGGTGAAGGTGCGGTACGCCACATCCGACAGCGCGAACAGCCACACAGACACCGTGGTGTGGGACAAGCTCGCACTCGACGTGACTCCTGACTACGCGGAGCAAGTCGTCGGCGGCTCGCTACGGCTGTCATTCGGCGGCAAGGTGCTGCTCGACAGGCTCGGAACCATCGTCACCGACCTCAACCACTCGAACGGCGCCGCGACGGCTATCGGCCAGATCGACTACGCGGCAGGCACGATGACTCTGAACACTTGGACTCCCGGCGCAGCGAACACCGGCACGGTCACGGCCATGCTGACGAACGTCTGTGGTCAGGCAGTGGACGTGGTGACGTTCCGTGTGCCGGCAGTGCCGGTGCGTCCGTCGAGCTTCATCATGCAGTTCACCTTGCTCGGAGAGGAGGGGATCAACACAGTCTCCGCCGACGCATCAGGCGAGATCACCGGCACGAACATCTACGGGACGATCAACTACCAGACCGGCGTGGTCAAGGTGTACTTCGGCGCGTGGGTCACGGCGGCCGGCAAGGAGGCGGAGTGGTGGTATCCCGAGGAGCCTGAAGCGGTCATCAACGGCAAGGTGTTCCAGCCGAAGATGGTCTACGCAGACCTCATCCGCTACGCCTGCGTCAGCTACAGCTACCTCCCGCTGGACGAGGACATTCTCGGCCTCAACCCGGTGCGCCTGCCCAGCGACGGGCGCGTGGTGATCTTCAAGCCGGGCGATGTTCTGGTCGTCCACAACACGCAGCACATCGTCGGCACCTACAACAACCAGAGCGTGAACCTCGGGCGCACTCGCGTGGCCCGCGTGCGCGTGTTCGACGCTGACGGCGTGGCCGTGGACCCGGCGAAGTGGACGGCGGACCTTGACGCAGGCACGGTGCAGATCGGCGACATGAGCGGCGTGGCCCAGCCCATCGACATCGAGCACCGCATCGAGGACATGGGCCTGTGCTCTGACGCGCAGATCAGCGGACTGCTGACCATGACGCGCCCGGTTACGCACACCTACCCGGTGCCCGGCTCGCACGTCTCCTCCGCGCTCATCATCGGCGACATGCAAGGGCGGTACACGAACCTGTTCGAGCAGTCGTCGTGGAGCGGCGCGTGGAGCGACACGCCGACCAGCTCACCGACAGCGAGCTACAACGACCGGGATTTCCCCATCGGCGTGAGCAACGCTGGTGTGGTGCAGGAGCGGTGGGCGCTGATCTTCACCAGCCAGACGCAAGTTCGCGTGGTTGGTGAAACCGTCGGTCAGGTAGCGGAGGCGCAACCAATCGTCGCGCCAATCGCTCCGAACAACCCCGCGACTGGCGAGCCGTATTTCACGGTGCAGCCAGAGGGCTGGGGCACGGGCTGGGCGAGCGGCAACGTGCTGCGTTTCAACATCATCGCCAGCAACTTCCCGGTGTGGATCGCCCGCACGATCCAGCAGGGACCAGCCACGGAGGAGTCGGACTCCTTCTGCATTCAGATTCGCGGCGACATCGACAGGGTGTAAGACATGGCACTTAGCACGGCAGTAAAGTATTTCGATTCGGCCATGCAGGGTGCGCCCGGCATCGTTAATGCCGCCGGCGGACTTCTTTCGATACTGCGAGCCTGCTTGGTCAATGGGTTCAATCAGGTGACGCTTAACAGCCTGACCGTGTCGAACGGAATCGCAACAGCGTCTCGCGCTTTGGGAATGGCCTATCGCACGCTTCAAGTGATTGAGATTTCTGGTGCAACTCCATCAGAACTGAATGGACAGAAGCGAATTCTTTCTGTAGGTGTCGGCTTTGTAACCTTCGATGCTTCTGGAGTGTCTGACGGAGCGGCGACAGGAACGATCACTTGCAAGGTTGCTCCAGCCGGGTGGTCAGAGCCATTCACGTCTGGAAACATTGCGGTCTTTCGAGGCGCCAGCGGAGAAAGAAATTACTTCAGGGTCGACGACACCCCCGGCAGTGAATACGTTGTCGTCAAGGGTTACACGGGCATGTCTGATGCCAACACTGGTGATGGGCTGTATCAGCCAGAGTCAGGCAACTATTACTGGATTCGCCCTTACCTTACCGGGGCTACATGGGCGATTGTCGCGGACGACCGCACGATGTACATGCTTTCCTATGCGGCATCGTACAGCCAGTGGTACCAAGGGCTGCAGGCGATGGGCGAGCTGTACTCTTTCGTTCCGAATGATACAGGGAAGGGCTTCATTGCCGCCGCGAAAGGATCGCAAAACGGCTCGAACTCCGGCGCTCACCAGCGGACCACGTTGTTCTGTACTGCCGCATATAACTCAACGATCAAGCGACTTGGGGCTAGTCTTGTTTCCGGATCGTACATCCGCGCCATGCGTCAGGTGCAAGATCAGTCTGGCGGAGGTGGTCCCACATTTCCGTCAGCAGCAGATCAAGGGATGATGCTTTCTGACAACCTCATCGTTGACTACACCGTTAGCGGCGCACCGATTATCGCAAGGACCCCCGGCGCATTCTGGGTGCTAGCCGATGCGCCGTTCCAATCTGTTTGGACTCCGTGCCCCACGTTTGAAGGGGTCGGCGGGCTTGCTGGCAGACAGATGGCGATGCTTTCCTTTCTTGCGCCGAACAGCAACACCGCGCAACGAGTCGCTGTCGATATTACCGGGCCGTGGGAGTACAACTCATGAGCACCCTTCCCGTTAAGTGGTACTCGCATCAGATGAATGGCGTGCCGACTGGTGGCGCGTCCTACTGGAGCAATGCTGGTTATGCCGCAGCATTGCTTGACGCCATTCTGGTTGATGGCTTCGGCCTCGTGACGCTGGACAGCGTTTCCGTCACTAACAACGTGGCAACAGCGACCAGAACTTCCGGCATCACTTTTCTGCTCAATCAGGTCATCGAAATTGCAGGCGCAACTCCTTCGGCGCTGAATGGTCAGTGGCGCGTTGCAAGCATCGACCAAGGCAGCAAGACGTTCACGTTCGCAACGACAGGCATCAGCGACCAAACCGCCACCGGGACGATTACTTGCAAGACGCCAAGCCTTGATTGGGAGCGCGTCTATTCGTCAGGCAACAAGCGAGTGTATCGCTCAAAGAATGAGTTGAGCCCGCGCTCTTACTATCGCTTTGATGACAGCTCCACGTCGGTGAAGGGTGCTGCCATGACCGCTTATGAGTCGATGACAGACATCGACACCGGATACAACCAGTGGATCAACGCTGCCGCAGTCAGTAACGGATATGTCGGCTTCCCGCGTTGGACTGACGGCGCTTGGGCTGCCTATGGGGACGACCGCACGTTCTACATGATTGGTCAGTTCAGAACGTCCACCGTCTATCCCGCATTGATGTTCGCTATGGGGGATTACACTTCAATAAAACCCGGCGACCAGAAAAATGAATTTGCCGCTCACCTTCACTGCGCGGCAGACGGGGTAACGGTTTACGGCAAAACCCTCTGGTCGTGGCAGTCGACTTACGACACAACCCACATGCCGTACTATGCCAGCCTTCACGATGATTCCTACGGCAACCTCGGGCACGTTCCTGTGGTTGCGCGCACCCACAATGATGCGTCTGGCTATCAGGGTCCGACGTTCCCATCAGTGGCTGACCACGGAATGTTTGTCACGGAGCATTGGCTTCAAGAGAGGTCAAGCGGAACGCCTATTCGCGGCAAGATGCGTGGCTCTTATTGGGTGCTAGCGAATCAGCCCTTGAACCCTAGCTATCCTCCAACCTTCATCCAAGGCGTCATCGGGCTTGAGGGGAAGCTCTGCGGACTCTGCGCTCGTCAGGACTACCTAAATTCCAACTGGCAATGGGGCAGAGTGCTGTTCGATCTGACGGGTCCGTGGGAGTGAGTGATGCCCGCACCGCAGTATTACCAGTATGTCCTTCCGATTCGGGTTCAAGGGCTCTATTCGTGGCATGGCCCGCAACTTCCTGTCATGCCAAAGCAGTTGCTCACGCTATACCGGCGTTCGCCATTTGCGGTTGAAGGGGCGGTGAACGGAATGGGGAAAATCGCTGGCATCGCAACCGTTCAGGGCGTGCCGTCGAAGTGTCGCGTCATCGTGCTGCATGGTCGCGGGCTTCGTCCGTATGGCGATGTGTATTCAGACCCGACGACAGGAAAGTACCGCGTTTATCCGTTGCCGAAGAACAGCAGATACGTCGTTCTCACTCGCGACGCGAGGCAGCGATTCGATGCGGTGATCCACGACGGGATACTGCCTGTTGATTGGGATGAGGAGGAGCCATGACCATTGCTTATGCCACGGCACTGAAGCAGAGCCGGATGACTCAGGTGAAGAGCGCCATTGAAACCGGCACTGGAACGGCGTGCCTGAAAATCTACACCTCGCCGCGACCGGCGACCGGCGCTACCGCGACGGGTACGCTGCTCGACACGCACAACATCAACAACCCCTGCGGAACGGTCGATAGCAATGGCGACCTCGTTCTCGATCTCGCGACTGAGTCGACAATCGTTGCAGATGGCGCTCCCTTTTGGGCGCGGTGCCTTGATCGTGATGGCGGATTCGTTGCCGATATGTCTGTCGGAATTCCTGCGAGCAACGCTGACGTTGAGATTGGCGCATCCATGCTTTACACGGGCGGCAAGCTCACTCCGACATCCGCAAAACTTCGTGACTAGGCGTGTCGAACGAAACTGCCTGTCTGGCGCATAAACGGTATAGCTATAGGCTGTCAGCGCAGGAACTTGCGCCAACCCTAGATTTCTTCACAGGCTCGATTCCGTACAACCCCGACACGCGCAGGCCGTGGCGGGCTAGTCTGCTTGTTCCATACCGCGCATCGCCGGGTTCTAAAAACTCGACCATCAAGGTACTTAGTAGCCCGGTTGCGCCTAGCGGTGACATCAACCTGCGCCACACCGCGCAGTTTATCGTCAGCGGGTATCTGGCGCCGAGTGGCGACATCAATCTCGTCACGCTCAACGCCTTCGTGGTCAATGGCGCATCACCGGCGCCAACAGCCGACATCGACCTTGACTACGAACTACCGATCTATTTCGGCATCAACGCCGCAGGCCCGGAGCCGACCGGCGACATCGACATTGACTACGACGTTCAGGTGTTCCGTGGCGTGCTGTCCGCCGCCTGCACCGGCTGGAAACACGGCGTCAACCATCGCCACCGGCTCGCATCCTCCTACCAGCAACCGACGAAGAACCGCACGCCGACGGCGGCGCAGTGGCAGCTCGGCGCGCATCAGAGCGACCGGACGTGCGCCGGCCACGCCAACGCAACGCCGCTGCGCTCGCGGTCCTGCTCTGGCTGGGCGCACGGCGATGGCGTCTCGACGGCGTGGCGGATGGCGCATGAATCAGGCGTGCCGACCCGCCAGCGCCGTGACACCGGCTGGCGCGAGGGCGGCGACGTGCTGTTCGCCCAGCGCGACTCGTGGATCGTGCTGTTCCGCGACGCCCGGCCCGCCCGGCGCAACCCGTGGCAGCTCACGCGGCGCCTACCGTCCGTGTCGTGGTGCAGCGATTGGCAGCCCGGCCTCTGGTCGATCCGCCCGTACTGCTCGGGCTGGCAGGAGGCGGCGACGACCTACGGCACCGGCAAGAATCCGTATGTGCCGCCGATCATCCCCGGCCCGCCAGACCCCTACGAGGGGTGCTACACGCCTCCGCCGGGCGGCGCAGTCCCGCTGCGCCTATGGCAGTCGCTCGCCACCATCAACCCGCTAGACGTGCGCCTCAACTTCGTCTGCGAGCGGAGCTGGGGCGGCAACTCGCTGGTCATCATTCCCATCCTCAAGGTGTACCTCACGATGGACACTGCATCGCTCTGTCTCCTCCCGCTCTGCACCAATGTCCACGTCCTGTCGATGACCATCGCGACGGACGCGGACTCGTGGGCGTGGACACTCTCCGCCGAGCTGCCGGCCACCGAGCTGGCGAAGGTCAGCCCGGTCAACGGCGATCCTGCCGAGGTCCGCGCCACCATCAACGGGGTGCAGTGGGAGTTCATCATCGAGGAGATCAGCCGCAGCAGGGAGTTCGGCAAGGCCACGCTCTCGATCCGTGGGCGGTCGCGCACGGCGTACCTCGCCGCGCCCTACGCCGCCGTCCAGACGTGGAACCCGGCAGCGGACACGCTCGCCATGCAGCTCGCGCAGGACGCACTACCCTACGGCTACGGGCTCGACTGGACGCTCGGGCTGGACCCGTTCAACGAGTGGCTGGTGACGGCCGGGGCGTGGTCGTTCAGCGGCACGGCACTGGAGGCGGTGCTGGACATCGCCAGCGCCGTCGAGGCCGTGGTGCAGTCGCACAAGACGGACGAGCACCTGATCGTCGGCTCGCGCTACCCGGTCGCGCCGTGGGCGTGGGGCGCCGCGACCCCGGACTACGCCATCCCGCTCGATGTGATCCGGCAGGAGGGGATGGAGTGGACCGAGAAGCCGAAGTACAACCGGGTGTTCGTCTCAGGCGAGAACCAAGGGATCGTCGCCCAAGTGACCCGGGCGCTCTCCGCCGGCGACGTCATCGCGCCGACAGCCATCCACAAGGCCATCACCCACCAGTACGCCGCCCACGAGCGCGGGCTGTCGATCCTCGCCAACACTGGGCGGCAGGCGCTCGTCAGCATGGAGACGGCGCTGATCCCGTCGCTCGGGCTCGACGTGATCCTCCCCGGCAAGCTGGTGCAGATCGGCGACACGGGCGAGGGCAACTGGCGCGGGCTGGTCAGGGGCGTGGAGATTGTCGCCGGTCGCCCGAAGGTCACCCAGAAGATCGAGATCGAGAGGCACTACCTGTGAGTCGAAACGAGATGGATGGGTGGAAGAACTACCCGACGAAGTGGTGGGCAGAGCGGCTGGCAGCCCCAAGGTGGCGGGCGGAGGTGGTGGCCGCGGCCAAGGCAGCCCGGACGCTCGACGGCTTCACTCAAGCCAATCTGGAGGCTCTCAGGGCGCCGGAGGATGGGCTGCACGAGTGGTGCGAGCGGTGGGTGGATTGGGGGGCGATCTGGTGGTACTTCAAGCGTGACGGGAATTGGGTCGACAAGCGACCGCAGGCGTTCAAGCGGAGGGACGTGGCATGAATCTCTGGAAGCGCTTCAAGGCGCTGATCCCTGACGACCCGCTGGAGATCGGCGAGGTGGAGTCCATCGACTTGCTGGAACAGACCAGCGCCGTCCTGATGCTGGGCGGCGGGACCAAGATCGTGCGCGGGGTGTCCGTGCCGGTGGGGCAGCACGCATTCGTCAGGGGCGGGGTCATCGAGAGCAAGGCGCCGGACCTCGGGGCGCCGATCGCGCTGGAGGTCTAGGCGGGCAAAAAAATGCCCGGCCGAAGCCGGGCAACGGAGCATTGCTATGACCCCCTAGAAGGGGATGTCATCATCGAACTGGGCTGGCTCATCGTCAACCCGGTGCTTCTCTTCGTAGGTCGCCTCCTGCCGCCGCGGCACCGGAACGAAGTCCAGCGTCTCGACGGTGGCCTCTAAGGCCGCGCCCTGCTCCCCCGACTTCGTCTCGTAGGTGCGGACGTGGACGTTGTTCAGCGTCACGTCCAGCAGCGTGCCTTTGGTCAGGTACTCGGCCAACTTCTCGGCCCGCTTGCCCCACAGCCCCGCTTTGACCCACTGCGTCGGCTGTTTGCCGTCCTCCTTCTGCCCGTAGTTGAACGCCAGCGACAGATCGGCAACGGCGGTGCCGGACGGGGTGTAACGCACCTCGGCATCACGGCCGAGCCTTCCTACTCCAACGAGCCTCATGTGCTTCTCTCCGGTTGTGGTGTCGGGAAATGACACCGGCGGGGACCGGAGCCCGGCCCCCTGCGCTGTCATCTCAGAAGAGGTAACCAACGATCCAGCCGGTGAGCTGCGCGAGCAGCTCCACCATCGGCTCGGAGGCGACCAGAATCAGGACGATCACCCAGATTTTCCACGACATTTGTACTATCCTCCGCCGTTGACGGGGCGGCGTGCCTCTGGTCCGCGCCTAGAGGCATACCTCCCTCCGGCGTCGCCCCGTCATCCTCCACTACCCTTGGGCTCGATACCGCTCAAGGAACCTGTCGCACCGCATTGCCAGCTCGGCGATGTAAGCCTCGTCCCGATTCACCCGCTGAACGAACGTAGGGATGGTCGGGTGTCGCGGGTCGAAGCTGACGAAGTCGCACCACTGCCGCTCGCAGATCCAGATGACGCCTTGCACCTGTGGGATGTGATCCTCAGGCATTCCATGCTCGATGGTTGCGTCATGGATCAGGGGGTTCATCGGGCACTTGACCTCGATGCTCCCATCCATGCCGACGAGCCCATCAGGGCTTGCCCCGATGAGATCGTTCGTCTCGTGCAGAACGAACCCGACCGGCAGAACGTCTTGACCCGTC